TGCAGCTCTTTGTTAGTCCAATGCTGATTGGTTCTTTTCTCTTTTCCAACTTTACGTTTCATAATATTTCCTCCTTTAAAAACTCTAAAATTTGTCGTGACGCATCTGCCGCCCCTTTGCCCACAATAACTTTTTGTCCGATTCCTTCAAGATAAACGATCATTGCCCTCTGTTCGGGGGAAAGTCGCCCACCCGAAATCCGCTTCATCTCCACCCACAGCGTCCACTGTGGAATAAAAAGGTCAGGTATTCCTCGAACCACGCCTTCTTTCTTGAGGCGCTTGGCGACAGTGATCGCCCTCTTTTCCCCATTTGGAATGGCAAAGATCAGAACCTGTGGATATTTTGCCCGAAACCAATTGATAAAACCAACCTGCTCGTCATGCTCAGAAGGGTATATCTTCGAGGCTGAGATCAGCGTAACCGCCGAAACCTTGCGTCTTCGTCTCATTATTTCTCTCCACTTGAGTGTAATCAAACTGCACGATCTCTTGGAACCTTGGATCGTGGCCAGATGGCTTAACTTTTATTTTGCTGGGCTGAACCCAGAAATGGCATTCGTTCAGTGCATCGTCAGTGGTGCTTGCCTTAGATTTTAATGTTGCTTTCCTCGCCCTATATCGACTCTCAGCGTAGCCACCGTGATCTGGGCATAGCCACTCGCTCACGCTCATCAGCCCAGCGTAGTATGTCACTTTAATGCTGTCAGGCTTGCCCTCTTTTTTGTGCCGCCCATACATCACGCTGTCCACATCAACCCACTCCGCAACCACCTGAGACGAAAGCATGGCCCCTTTATAAGAGTTTGAGCTGTGGTTAAGCATGGGAGCAGGAAACTGGAAACCGCAGTTGGGGCATATCTTTGAAGCTGCATGAACCATCATTTGGCACTCCGAACACTGCTTTGCAGGAGCCTCGCCATCGCCGCCAGTCATTTTATCCTTTGGTTTTACCTGATCCAACAGTCCGTGTCTTTGTACATTTTGTCCGTAATCGAGTATGAGACAATCAGTTTTACCTTCTGCAATTCTAGTCCCACGCCCTACCATCTGGACGTACAAACCTGCCGAAGCGGTAGCCCTAACGAGACAGCACATATCAACTTCTGGATGATCGAACCCTGTCGTCAATACGTTGACATTAATCAGGCATCGCAGATCACCACTCTTAAATTCAGAAATAGTTGTTTCTCGAAATGAACTTCCATCTGCGCCCACAACAACCCCAGCAATAACACCCTGCCGATCAAACTCATCTGCCAGCATATTAGCATGACTCACGCCGCTGCTAAAAACCAACCAACTTTTCCTGTTAGCTCCAAGCCTGATTATCTCCTCGACTGTCGATGTAACCAGCTCTGGATCGGATGCTGCTGTAGCTAGGTCACTCTCAATAAACTCACCACCGCGCTTGCCAACATTGGTTAAATCAATCTGCTTAACGCCGCCTTTGGATATAACTGGTGACAGGTAGCCTTGCTCCATCAGCATCTCCACTGGTATTTCGTGGGCTATGCCATCAAAGATCGCGCCTTTGCCTTTGTGCAAATAACCGCTGTCCAGCCTATATGGCGTGGCCGTCAACCCCACCACTTTCACATCTGGATTGCAGGTTTTCAAATCTGCAATAAACCGATTGTACCTAGTCTCAGTGTTTTTGGGCAAAAGATGCGCCTCATCAATCAATACCAAGTCTGGCGCGGGAACTATATCAAACGCCCTCTCCCAGATGCTCTGGATGCCTGCAAATGTAATTGGTCGGTCTAACACCTTTTGCTTCAGACCTGCGCTGTACATCCCAAAATCAGCATCTGGGTACAATTTAAGCAAGCCATCTGCGCCCTGCTTCAACAGCTCCTTAACGTGCGTAACAACCAGCACCCGTGTGCCGGGGAAACTCATCGCGTCTTTAATTATCTGCGCGATGATCGCCGTCTTGCCAGATCCTGTCGGCGCAACAATCAGTGGGTTATCACCAGCCTTGCCAGCCCAGTAATTGTACAGGCCATCAACAGCTTCTTTTTGGTAGTCTCTTAATTCAAACGTCATGGGACAGAACTCTTTTTTCTACTTTTAGCCTTGCAGCCACCGCCTCGTTCATCGTGGCAAAAGTTCCAAGATTGGTCTTCCTGCCATTAATATTAGCAGAGGCTCTCCATTTATTTCGGTCTTTCAAAAAACTCACGCCCTTAACACCCGATGTGTTTGATTTGCTCAACCTAGTATTCATAGCCTGTTCACTAGCCGTAACCTCACGCAAATTTACAATCCTGTTATCACAGCCGTCATGGTTAATATGATCCACAGAATTAGGCCAGACAGGGTAATGACCGTGATACAAAAAAAATCCAACGCGGTGTGCAAGCAACTTCTTTTGAATGCCGCGATAGGAAGAACTACCTGTTAAGTAATCACACGTCGATCTAACTGTCCTAACACGCCTGCTGAAAGCTGCCCTGCCACTGCGCTCAATATTGTATTTAGACGCAGAACCCGCCGCACTCACAAAAGAACTACCCTCACCTGTATCATAAAAATCTTCTGGCAATCTATCGCAGGCATAAATAAAACCGCTCTCAGAATCATATCGATACAACCTACGCATTAACTCCAAATCTTCCCACCAATTATGTTCCATTAACAATTCCCTCCAAAAAATCATTGGCATCTTCAATGGCCGTTATGTTGTTTTGATGCTCCTCTGCCTCCAAGGAACTCTTTACCAAATGTTCAATAATTATCTCAGCAACATTTGATTGTATGGACAGCCAGTGGTGTGCCTTCTGTCTATGAATCAACAGATTTATTATAATAATTGACATATCTTTTGTGGTCACTTTGTCAGGGCATACGTCCAACATAATCGAAATAATCTCTTCTAGATCTTTATGGTCCATCACTGCATCCTTTCATCAAAAATAGCTTGGCTGTTGTTCTCGTTGCGAATAACCTCGCCAGTGTCCTGATCTTCATATTCCACAAACGTATCACCAGCATCCGTAACTACAAAATCTTTCGGCATGATCTGTGGGATGTATAAATGTTCCTCACACGTCTGGACTGGCTTGCCCTTCGCGCAGCTCCACGTTCCATCCTGCTCTGGAGTTACATGGCTACAAGTTCGGCACGAAACCTCTGGTATCTTGCAGCCGTGGCACACAGCCCAATAAGAACAGAACTTGCACTGCCAGTTGCTTGGATCTTCGTGCAGCTTGGATGGTGGCGTGGCGGCAAACACAATGTTCTTGGCTTTGCTGATAAGCAATCCACCCACAGCCTTGTCGCGCTTTATGACTTCGCCATACATCTCATCGTTATTTTTATTTACTGCAAAGAAATAGCATCTGTCGATGTCGCCCAGATGCATACCGATTTGGCATTGCGCCCAATAGATTGGCTTGGATTTCTTGCAACCTAAATTCTTGAGAGACTTAAAGTTCTTGTCGTTCATTGTTTTGAACTCCAAGGTATGTGGCTCTTCACTCTCCGCAAATCCCTGACCAACGCCGTCGAGGCTCAATGCAAAGTGGCCTCCGCATCCCTCGAACCTAATCTGCTTACCAGTATCTGGGTCACGCTCCCAGACAGTAACGCCAACGGCACGTAGGTTTGCCACAATGCGATCCTCTTCGCGGTCACCTGTCTCAAACAAGCGCAACATACGGCCATCAAAGCTGGGCCTCCAAGCGTGTCTGAATTGATACCACAGCGCGCGGCTGCACTCGTTCCCAATTTGTGATCCACCAAGGTGTGGCCGATGCTCGTTTTTACGCTGCACTTTATAGTGCTGGTAAATAGCCTTAATAGTTTCAGGGTCAGAGTATATGTCAAGTTTCACGCGCTTCTCCTTCTATTCATAAAATGGGGCAGACTTGCCACCCCATCCTTCAATAGAACTCTACTTCTTTGCCCAAGGCGGCGAGGCAGATGACGCCGTGTCAGCTACAGCCGCAGGAGCTGGAGCCGTAGTCGCCCCACCGACTGCGTCATAGCCCTTGATCTCGTTAGACGCGCCGTATTCGCCCTGTGCAGGTTTAACCGCAACTTTAATCATCAGAGGCTTGTCCATCAACTCTTCACTGTTCTGTGGATTGTTGACGCCAATAGAGCGGCAGATGCTTGAGAGGCTGCGCTGGGCAATCTCTACTGCAACTGAGTTCGGGTTCTTTAAGTTCAAACGCTCAAATACCCTGCGACCCTGATGCTGGCCCTCAATGACTTCTATAGTCAGTTGGAGATACGAGCCAGTCTGTGCCTTAGTTGGCTTCTCCTCTGTTTCGGTAATAACAGCCTTGTACCAATCCGCTGGGATCGGTTCGTAAGATGTTGCTGGTTCAATTTCCAGCGCGTTGAATCCATTTAAGTCCATTTTAGTTTTCCTTTTCTACTTTGCTACAAAATTTTGAAATGGGTTGCCGCCATCAAATGTGAACGGCAGTGGCTCAGTGATGTTGAACCGATTTTTGGTGACTGATGATGCTTGTGGGAAACACAGGATCTCACGCTCACCTGTGGAGATGGCACGTTTCTTATCGCCATCGCCTCGCGTAAATGTCTTCAGTCG